TCGGCTGCTATCACCTGTGTAAAACCGTCGGGTACTGTATCGCAACTGGTGGACGCTGCAAGCGGCATTCACGCTAGACACAACGATTACTATATCCGCACAGTTCGTGGTGACAATAAAGACCCTTTGACACAGTTCCTCAAGGAGCAGGGAGTGTATAATGAGGCTGACGTGATGAAGCCAGACTCGACTACTGTCTTCTCGTTTGCCATGAAAGCACCTGACGGCGCTGTTACACGGGATGAGATGACTGCTATTGAACAGCTAGAATTGTGGAAGACGTACGCTATTCACTGGTGCGAACACAAGCCATCCGTCACTATCACCGTAAAAGAAGATGAATGGATGGAAGTTGGCGCGTGGGTGTATGATAACTTTAATGTGGCGTCGGGCGTATCCTTCTTGCCTCATTCGGATCATACGTATCAGCAGGCACCCTATCAAGACATCGAAGCTGATGACTATAACGAGTGGCAAGTTTCTTACGGAAAATTAAACATTGACTGGGAAGCTCTTTCAGAGTACGAAAGAGAAGACAATACTTCTGGTTCACGTGAGCTAGCATGTATGGCCGGTGTTTGTGAGGTAGTTGATCTCAATGCCGCCTAAGAAAGAGACCAAAGCAGTCTGGAAGCGGGGTAAGGATTGGATACAATTCTCCCCGCACCGCAATCACCCTTCCGCTAAAGAGTGGAAAAAACAACAGGAGAAAGCCCATGATGATTCCCGTAAAGATCACTGACGAAATGATGATTAAAGCTCGTGACAAAGTCGCGGACATGCACAAGGACGGGCATCTTAAAAATTCTATCCGCCGAGGTGCGGGGGCGTTGGGTGGATTTATCGGAGAACAGATTGCACTGAAGGTTATGGGCGGAGAGTGGGCTAATACCTACGACTATGACTTTGTTACCGACGAAGGAACTCGGGTTGAAGTAAAGACTAAGATAACTTCTGTCGAGCCAAAGCCACACTACGCTTGTTCTGTAGCGCGGTATAATACACGACAAGACTGTGACGTATACGCCTTTACTCGCGTAAAAGGGGATTACTCTATGGG